CGACCCACGTTGTTGTCCATGAATCTTTCTAACTCCTGATTGAGCCTTTCGTCCTTCCTGACGGCCATTTGGCGGTCTGCATCCTGAGCCATCTGCTCTGTCCAGTAGTTGACAGCCATAGCGAGGACATCGAGGCGGTCATCGTGAGCCAGAGCCCCCTTGTCCTTGCTGATGCGGGACATCTGGTAGAAGAGCTGGTATCTCAGGGCCTTGTCCGGGGACATGCCTTTGGTGGACAGATAGTCGTTCTCGATCACCTTGCGGTTGATGACAAGCCTGTGCTGGTTCATCACCGGCTCCAGGGTGTCAATGATCCGCATCTCTTTCTGTTTGCTGTGCCTGACCTCCTCTATGGACACCTTGTAGATTTTGTTGAGGACAGGCTTCAGGAGGGCCGTGAACATCCCGTCACCGAAGTTGGATTCAATCAGGATCAGATTGACCTTCTCGTTCTTGGCGATCACAGAGAGCTCTTGGAGGGCCTTGTCCTCATACCCACCCTTGATGCCGCCAGCGGCTGTCACGAACAGATACCCGTTCAGCATCTTGACCACGGCGTAGGCAGTCTCATCCGCACCACGACCTGAGGGGTCAATAGCCATCACAGAGCCTGTGAAGGGAGCCCAGCTGGTCGAGACATCAAATGGGCCGTAGTAGCGGTCTCCCGCCAGCCCGACGCATGGGACATCTGAGATAGCCCTGTCAGGGTTCGGAGCCCACACGAGCTTCTCTGGCCCCTCATCACCGCTGATGTTCATCACCAGCAAGTCCGACAGTTTGAGCGGGAACCTGTTGAAGTCCGACAGCGAGGAGTCCAGCATGAACTGAAGAGCAAACCCAGTCCGGCCATAGGAAGCCTCACGCTCCATGAGGTCAGCATCATCAAACCGAGCAGGATCTACAGGATTGCCTCTAGGTAGACTAGAGTCCTCTCTAAGGGCTTTGACCAGCGGGGCAAGGGTAGACCCCATTCTCTTTTCCTGAGCCTCAGAGGGAATCCTAGCAGGCCATACGCGGGTCTCATATCCACGCTCATTGAGGGCACTGTAGATTGTCATCTCGGTCTGAGGTGTCCCGAGGTAGATGATGTGTCCGTCAGGTTTGAGGACAGCATCAAACTCTTTGATGGTTTCTGAGAGCTTGTCTCTCATGGTCTGGGTGGCGGAGTTGTTCAGGGACTCCACATCGTCAGCAATCACGATGTCTGCACGCGATCCCGTGATCTGTGAGGTGATCCCTTTGGACACCACAGAGGGTGCGTGCGAGGCCGGAGCAGGTCCAACGTCAAAGGCAATCTTGGAGTTCCGCTGTTCGTCCTTGGGACGTAGGTGCTCAAGCAGAGGCATCTCATGGATCAGCCTCAAGGTGAACGTAGAGAAGTCATCAGAGCGGGCCTTGGATGCTGAGACAACCAAGATGTTCTTGGTGGGGTCCATGAGCAACTGGTGGCATACATAAGCCGATGTGATCCAAGACTTACCGACACCACGGAACGCCTGAATGACTCGACGCTTTGGCCCATGCTGGATGTAGTCAGCAATGTCGTATTGAACCGGAGTAGGGTCAGGGAGCCCCAACTGCTTCCAACACAGAAAGAGAAAGTTACGGAAGTCTGCTAGGGGGTTGGTCTCAGTCACTTCTTAATCTTAAGGCGTCTCTTGCCTGATGCAGTCACAGCATACTTGATGGGCTTTGGACCTTTCTTACGGGCAATGGCACTGCGTTTTTCTGAGGCAGTCATCTTGTTGGCAACAGCTCTCGGACGGCACACTGGGTACTTTCGTGTGGACATTTCTTCACCAGAGCGTCCGCACTTTTTACCGGATCGGAGATCAATCCAGTCTTCCTTGAACCACTTGGTCAGACTCATCCCCTGTATCCTCCACCACGCCTCTTGTATTCACGGACCAGCCAAGCGTTGGCGTAAGCTGATGGGTAGACATCAAACTTCTTCTTTGCCTCTGACTTGACCCGAGAGTACAGGCTTGGGTTCGTAGGGGTCGGGCCCTTCTTTTTTACCTTAAGTTTCCTCTTTGCCATCACATTGCCTCTTTCTCTGGTTCTACAAATGGAAGGATCTTTGCGAGTTCCGCCAGCGGCTCACTGGCCTCTTCAACGGCTTCGATGTTGTTGTCCTTGAGGAAGGCTCGGGCCACGCTCAGTTCCGATGGGGTAGCCTCACCGGACTCGATGCGGGCCACAAGTTCTTGGGCGAGCAGGTTGTGTAGCCTGTTGATTGTTTCTTTGGTTATCATTTGGTACTCCTTTTCCCGACACATCGCCAGCGTTTGCGGCTTAGTCGTAATGCACTATTCGGATCTTTGGCTGCCTTAGGATGAGATTTCATTTGACCAAATGATCGTGCACAGTATGAGTCACCCTTAGATGTCCCAGGTCTGACACGAGGCCCACCACCCTTGGCTTGACCAGCTTGGCCGTAAGAGGTCTTACGGGTTCTCCCAGTCTTGGGATCTTTGTAAATCTTGACGCGGGCCTTGCCCTTTGCTGGAGATGCCATGTCAGACTCCTAACCTTGATGCCACAAAAGAACAAACTGCACCCACAACAGCAGCAGCACCCAGCATATAACTACGTCCTTGTTCGAGCTTGCGAAGTCTTTGATCTTGACGCTCAAGTTCTTCATCGTGGTACTTTTGTCTGGTGAGCATCGCATCGACTTTTCCTTCTAAACGACCCAAGGCCAACAGGATCTGATTGTCGCTTTCCATCTCAAGTGCCTGTGATCCGTAGGAAGGTGATGTAGGTTTTGTTGGTTGCACTAGATCCGTTCAGTGTTGTACCAGTTGCATCGGCTTGTACTGTAATTTTTATCTTGTCATTTGTGGTGTTTGTCACATTGAACAAAGTGACCAATGGGGCAAGTTCACTAGGGGTTGCTCCGGTAACACCTCCCCCTGATTCAACAAGAAGGTGATTGGTTGCAAAGTTATCAGTTGATCCCCTCAGTCTGAGTTCAATGATGTCCACGTTAGAACTTACACGACTGAACGACGAATGGAACATGACCAAGTACAGGCCCGTAGATGGGAATGAAAAGATTCCTGAGGACTGAGACAGCTGAGAAGATGTGGTGCCCTGCCCGGTAGAATCAATACGCTCCCATGAACTGAGGTCAACTTCAGCCGTAGTGATCGCTTGGTTGGCGTTTAGTCTGAATTGATCCGCCACAGGGTTCAACAGGTTTGATGGGATTTTGCCAGCGGTATCCAGTTGAATAACTTTTCCACTGTTCGCTGACGATCCAAACGAAGCTGTCTTACTTGCTTTGTCTGTATCCTTGACCACCCCGGAGGTCATGTTTGCGGGGACTTTTGTGGGTGAAGACATGAGTTACTCCTTAGGTCTTGATGATGTATTTGAGGGCGATGTAGGGCTGCATAATGTTGTGGGCAATACCATCTTCGTCTGAATTACCGCTGCCGGAACCCCCAGTGTGCGTTGTAGTTGCTCCAACTGATGCGGTAGTGAAAGTAATCGACTGAACATTTGGAGAAGCATTCCCTTGTTCAGTGGAATTGACCACATTTATGTTATTCACAAATGTTCGAGTTCCGGTAATCGAGTGCTCGTGCCGAGGCATTTCGCTCTCGGTCAAAGCGTGTGTTTCACTACCCCCTGTTGTGCCCAAACCTTTTGAAGGTGTAACTCCAACAGGAACTCTGTTTTCAAGGTTTGGCAGGTTGAATGTGGTGAAGCCATCACCAGCTCCGTATGTCTCACCAATGATGTCAAACAAGGTTGAGTACGTTGTGCGACTTACGGCTGTGCCATCACAGACCAAGAAGCCTGTCAATGTGTTGGTGTCTACACCTGCAAAAGGAACCACAGCACCCGGAGGAAGTGCAGAGATACCACCAGAAATCGTGGCCGTACCTGTCACAGTCAGATCACCATTGACCTGTGTAGCCCCGTTTACAGTCAAACTGCTTGCGGTCGTTGCGGCGGCAGACAGGGTTCCAGTCACCGCTGCGTTACCGCTGGCGGTCACATCAACACAAGTCAGATCCCCATCAGCAGCCACCTTCGCCAGCGTC